AAAACCCAGACGGAGCAGATCTGAAAACCCAGACGGAGCAGATCTGAAAACCCAGACGGAGCAGATCTGAAAACCCAGACGGAGCAGATCTGAAAACCCCGGAGCAGATCTAGTCAGTGTCTTCTACCCCATAGATCAGGTTGTTTGCCATTCTATCCGCCCAGCCGCGACTGTTATCGTGCCAGTTGTTCAAATCCTTTAAAAATTTCAGCCGGGCGGCGATGATGATCATCACCAGGTCCGAATCGGAAAACGACAGGATTTTTGCCCGGGTGTATGGCCCGATCACTCCGTCCGGCTCCACTCGTTGCCCGTCGATGACGATGTTCATCCATCGCTGCAGCTCTTTTACCGCCCTCCTGATACCACTATGCACGGAAAAATCTATTAGCTGGTAGGTTATGGCATCAGGCAGCTGCCTCGAGGAGATGGGAGCGATAAATTCCAGCAGGTAGATCTCTGCTGCCTGGTCGAGCGTCAGGTTCTTGATATCCAGATGCGGATAGGAGCGCTTGGATATACCCCACTTGGTTTCTCCACCAGGGTCTGCTTTCGGCGACCTGTTGGAATATCCGCCCTCGTGGCCATTGATCCTGACGAGCCATTTTTTTATTTTCTCACGATCAGGTTGTCTCATTGTGCTCCTCTTCTTTGGCGCTCTTCAGACATTCGCCAATGGCCTTGACCTTGGCCGCCGCGTCGATTCCGGCAGGGGTGATTATGCCGGCGGCATCCCTGATCGGCACCTTGACGGCGGCTGACAGCAATTCTTCGATTCGTTGTACTGTACTCATGGTCATTTTCCCGGCAGGATGGCCTGTTTGGCGGCATCGGAGACCTTCGCCCACCAGCCATAGATGGCGGCCCCGGTGATACTGGTAAGGATGAGCATCACGAGAAACCGCCGGACAATTTTCTTGGAGTCGGACATGGCGGCCTTGAACTCTTTGAAGACGTCGACCATATCCTTCAGGTCTTCGGGGGTGATATCGCCAAAACGACAATCTTCCGCGCCATGCTGCCGTTTTTTATAAGTAGCCTCGACAATGGCGGAAATTGCGTCGAGGTCCTCATTGGTCAGACTGTTTCGCCGGGTCCTGTATTGTTCCGGTTTTCTCTCCGTCTCGGGCATTTCAGCTAACCTTTCCGGCCATCCAGGCCGGGTAAATATCCTTAGCAGTCGCCGGCGGCGATCCAGCCACAGACGTCACATATCCAATCGCGCGCCAGGACGGCGCCGCAGTCGGGGCAGATCATGGCCAGACCGCCTCCGGCATGGCCGCCTCGCCGCCCGGACGTTCAATCGCCCGGCCGCTGGAGTCGACGCCGGGCAGATAGAGCGAGTTGCGGGTATAGGCTGCCGGGCCCTCCGCCCGGTAGCGGGACCAGGCCAGGTCCCCGAAGACCCGCAGGGCCGAAAACGCGGCCCAGGCCTGCAGGCTGGCGCCGTTTGCCTCAATGGTGACCAGCTTCAGCAGGCGATCGAAAAAGAGCTGCGGCCGCCCGACATAGACCGGGATATTCCGGCCCTGCATGTCGGCAAACTCCTGCCTCAGCTCGTGCGAGCGGACATTGTAGGCCTGCAGGGTAGTGTAGGGAGACAGCAGATAGCCGTACTGATAGCCGAAATCGTGGAGTATCGCGCCCTCGAGAAGCGGCCCGAACGGCGAGATCAGCCACCAGAGCAGCCGCGGTATCGAGGCCCCGTCGGTGATGAATCCTCGCGGCACAATGATGCGCAGACCACCCGGCAGGGTGACGATCCAGTCCTCCATCAGCTCCATCCTGGGCGGATTGCGGGCCACCTCGACAAGCTGCCGCCACCAGGAGAGCCCGCGCAGGTCATATGCCACCCGCCGATAGATCGGTCGGGGGATGATTGCCGCGCTCATCGCCCCTGCCTCAACGTGGCGAGCTTCTCGATCTTGGCCACCTCGACATCGCGGGCGTGCATCGATGTTCGCCAGGCGGCGATCTCTTTCTTGACCATGATCGCCACTGGGACAACCCAGATCATCAGGGTATGCGCGCCGGCGAAGGCCTTTTTCAGCAATCCGTCCACATAGCCGGTGACCTGCTGCAGCTCGATTCCGTAGTGATCGGAGATCATGGTGACGATCACGCAGAGAATGAACATCCAGAAATAGGTCTCTTTATACGTCCGTCGCTCTTCCATGCTTCACCTCGTCAATAATAAAACGTGACCTGTTTGCTCTTGTTGCCGTATGGGGCATGCAGGTAGACGCCGCCGTGGGCGGTGCCGGTATTGGCCTCTCCCTCGCCGTTCGGGCCGAGGCCGGGCTTGAAGACAAAGCCATCGCTCTCCCGGTAGTTGTGCGAGGTGTCGTTGACGATGACGGTATGTCCGTCGGAAAAGACCACCTTGATCCTGCTGCCGAAGGCCGGGCCCTTTTTGGGGATCCTCCAGGCCTGGCGGCCGCCGTTGCGCACCCCGTAGCTGGTATAGGTACTGCTCTCGTCGAGCCCGGCGGTCGGCGTTGTCGGCGCCGCGGTGCCGCTCGTCGCGACGTAGGTCTTGCCGTCCGAGGTCTTGACCACAAACTTGAGCGGGCGGCTATATTGCCCGCCAGGCTTGCCCATGATGAAGACCGGGCAGCCCTTGTACGGGATGCCCAGGCGCGCCACCTCGCCGTTCACCGAGACGTAGGTCACCGAGCCGGCCTGCAGGGTCCGGAACAGCACCGCGGCGTTGCCGTGGCCCTGATCGGAGTCCCGCTCGAAGGTGATCTCGTGCGGAAACACGGCGTTGGCGGCCGGCGGTTTAGCCGGGAACGCGGCGGCGCATTCCTGCAGGCATTCATCCAGGGAAAACGCCGAGACGGACGCCCCCGCCGGCGCGGCCGCAAGGAGGGCGATCAACATCCAGACAAGCCGCATCCAGGGCGCCATGTCAGTCCTCCTCCTTGACGTTGCCCTGGCCCGGCTCTTCCTTCACTGGCTCCGAGACCTCTGCTTTCACCTCTTCTTTCTCGACTACCTCCTTGGCGGCCTCCACGGCCTTCTCGGCAACTTTATCCTTGCCGCCGATCAGCGGGATGGCCTCTTTGATGGCCTCCTTAAAACCCTCCCAGACGGCGTCTATCTTGCTGTCTGCTTTGAGATTTTTATCGGTGGTCAGCGAGCTGCCGATCGGCGCAATGATAAACACGTTGCGGCCGTAACTCTGAGCCGTTGGATTGAACTCGGTAATGGTTCTCTGCTGGGCGCAGCTGGTTAACAACGACAGCACCAGCATGGCCAGGACAAAACAGATCCAGGCAGCAAGAAGGTAACGGGTCGGGCGCATGCACTCTGTAAGCTCTCTCATCTCACACCTCATAAGTTTGGATTTCGCCACGGCGTTGCGCCCTGGCGACAATACGGCCGCTCTGCACGGTCACCCAGTCGACCATGGGCCGCCAGGTGGCGTCGCTTCTGGCCGTGATGACCTTGCCCAGGCGATCGCGGACCAGCCAGAGGCCGGCGGCCTTGCGGCTGATGACCAGGCCGTCGACCGGCACGGTCGAGTCGGGCCGGAAAATCTTTTTGACGATCTCATTTGTCATCGACTACCTCCACGTTCAGCCGGCAATCGGCGGTGAACTCGCTGCCGCTGATCTGATAGGTCTTCTCCATGCTGCGCAGCTTGCCGACGCGCCTGCCCTTGGAGGTCGTCACCCCGACCAGGCCGCCGGGCATGACGAACGGCATCAGCGCAGTCGAGATCCCCAGGTCTTTGCGGTTGGAGCATCTCCGGTTGATCTCCGCCGCACCTCTGGCCAGGGCCACCGGCACCGAGGTGATCAGCGGGTCGGAGATCCTCGGCCCGCGCTTGTCGCCGGGGAAGCGGCTGACCAGGATCTCGATCATGGGATCACCTCCGCGTAGACCACCACGCCGATCGGCCAGTCGTCATCGTCATCCGGGCCGATGGCCAGCCCGGTCGGGGCGGTCAGCTTGTACTGCATTGCGGTGTAGCTGTAGGCGATGTCGGCAAGACAAGGGGCCGAGTTGGCCTTGACCTGATCACCCTCGACAGTCAGCACCGCCGTCCGGCCGTACCAGGTCGGGGAAATCTCGCCGGCCGGCAGCTGCGACAAGCCGAGCAGCTTATCGGGCAGATCGAAGAGCAGCCGGTCGACCTGGTCCCTGCTCACCTGGCCGACCGCCGCGAGCGTATTATCCATCGTCGGCTTGACTGAGAGCAGCCGCAGCCCGGTCGGGACGATAACCAGCAGATAGCGGCTGTCGCCGGAATAGTAGGCGCTGATCGGCTTGCCGGCCGCGTCGACGTTGGCGACATCGTCCCAGAATACCTGAATGCCGGATTCTCCGGAGTCGGCCTCATCGCCGAAAATCACCACCTTGTTTATCAACGACATAGAATCATCTCAATCAACATAGATCAGCAGATGTTCGGCCCGCGGGTCCGTCAGCAGCCATCTGCGGTATTTGGTCTTGTAGGTCACATCGAGCAGGGCGTCGCCGAGCACGGCGGTGGCGATGCTGCCGTCCTCCTCGAACGTCACGGCGCCGAGACCGTCCTCCTTATACTGGTACGACACCAGGCCGTAGCACGGCAGCTGCAGCCGGCCGATGCCGGCGGTGACCACTACATTCTCGTCGGTGACTATCTCCTCGTGCACGCCCAGGTAATCGATCGACACCCAGTCGCCGCCGGTGTGGCCGAGGACGATCGCCTTGGCCGCGTTCCATGGCCAATGATAAAATTTGACGTCCTTGGTGGTGGCGGTCAGGGGTTTGTCATCGAGGTGATGGTTACCGGCCGCCGACGATTGGCCGCCGACCATGAAGGCGTTGAAGCCATCGCGCTCGTCCGGCTGCTCGTCGATCGAGAAGATATGGTCCTGATCATTGATCTCGAGATCGGTCGCGGCGGTCGGCCAGGTGCCGACATTCACCGCGTATTCGGGCCGCAGGCGGATGGTCTCCCCGTCCGGCATCGACTGGACAAAAGCCCCGCTCGCCGCCGCCAGCCGGACCAGGACCTGATAGGCGGTCTCGTCCTCGGCCATCAGCTCGCCGGCGAGAAACGGCCAGCCTTCCACGCCCTGCCAGTCCAGGGTGATGCCGTAGCCGGCAGCCAGAGCGGTCATCAGGGCAGCAGCCACGCCCGGGCCGAGATCGTCGGTCAGCGGCTCTTCGTCAAGGGCAATGGTCGGCGAGACGGCGGTGAGGATATGGTCGGCGGCGCCGGGCTCCTCCGGGTTTGCCAGGGTCTGGACCCGCAGGACGGTGATCTCCGCCGGCAGCTCATCGAGCAGCTCGGTGATGACCACCGTCTCGCCGACCCGGCAAAGGGCATACTGGGCCGGATCGGGGAAACGGATGGTGGCCGAGAGGAAGCCGTCCGAGTCGTCGGCCTTAATCGAAACATAATCCGGCTCTACCAGCCTGCCGCCGACGGTGACAGACAGCGAGATCCCCTGGCGGATCGCCTCGCCGCTGGCGATCGCGCAGGGCTGGGCCAGGCTCATGGTCACCCGGCCGTTGTTGGCCATATTGACCGGCTGATCGAGCGACATGGCCAGCAGCTGCCCGGCGATGACCACCGACTGGTCGAGCGACAGGGTCACCCGGCCCGGCATTTTGACGTGCTGGTCGAGCGACAGCCGTACCAGCGGGCAGACGCCGACATGCTGGTCGAGGCGCAGGGTTATCTGGCGGAGGCTGCGCACCCACTGGTTGAGCGACATGGTCACCTGCGGCATCGCCCGGCAGCGCTGGATCAGCGACATGGACAGCTCCATGCCGCTGGACTGATCGAGGGAGAGGGTCAGGAGTTTGCGCAGGGCGATGGGCTGGTCGAGGGAGAGGGTGACCAGCTGAGCCAGCGATATCGGTTGATTGAGGGAGAGAGTTACCAGTTGCGCTGCGATCGTCGGCGCCGCATCTTTATAGGGATGATCAGCCGCCAGACTGCCTTCCAGCCCCCACTTCCAGGCCAAATAACCTTCAATTAATTGCCGATCATCCGTCGAAATCGATCCTGAGATGATAATCATCTCGGCAATCGAGCCGGCCAGCAAAAACGTTGAGGATGCTGTATATCCAGAGATCCTCGCGGATGTCCATGATGTTAAATTGGCGTTGACTGCGCCGACAATATGCGGGGCATTATGGAGAGCGGTATAAACCTGGCCACGATTTGCCCACGTTTGACTGGCCCCGTTTTTATAATATGTCGGCGTACCAAAATTTGTGCTTACTGCGGCCGCTGAGCCGCTTTGTGCACACGCGCCAAAATCCGTAGTTAATGAATTCTCGTTTAAAACGATGTACGGAGTATCGGCAGTTATCTGCACATAAAAAATCGAGACATTGGTGCCGATACTGCCTGCAATTTCTAGAAAATCGCTTGACCCGTCGAACGTAACTATATTTTTGCCGTTCAATCCTCCTGCGGTAATAACTGGTTGATTGGCATCCGTAGTCTGTACCGCATGGCGGTTATTGCCGGATTTGTCTGCCCATTGACCGACCCCGGTATCGATTGTAATGGTCGCCGCATCGTCCGCGTCGAGCCACAGCAATGTGGTCAGTTCAGCTGGGGTCCACAATGCCATTATCGCCCCCCCTGACAATATACTCAGTATGTCCGCAATGTTTGTCCTGCCATGGCTGGTCAGTGGCAGGCCGATTCTGACATTGAACGGCATGGGTGTAACCGCCTGGCACTTTCGTTGCTGGATTGATATTGAGAGGCACAATTAAGGCCATGAGACCGCATACAGAACAATGGACCATGTTGTCTGGCCGGTATTTGCCCGGCTGCCTCGGTGATGCTTCCCTTGACTCCGTCGCTGCGGCAGATCGTTTATCAATGTGATCGTTGAGCTCGTATATCATGGTGTCGATGGACATTCCCTCGCGTTTGGCTTTCAGCAACAATCCAGCCAACGCCTGTAATGTACCGAGATTATATGATTCAAAAAGCATCAACACCTCCATTCACGCACGGAATATCCAGCTGTATATGCATACCGCGACCATGTGTAATACCAGCCGGACAACTGTTGAATGTATGAAAAGACATTCTGATCACAGTGATTTATGAAATATTGATCATCGACAGTCGCCAGCAGCTCGCAAGGGATGTACCCATCACCGTCCATGCACTCGGTGCACTGGTTATTGTTGGGGCAGACATTGGTGTCCACCCAGGAAATTTTTTCTGCACGGAATTGAGAGCACCCCTCTTGGGCGGCAGTCAATGTTGAGAATGCTGGCGCATTCGTTACCGTTTCATATGCTTTTGATATGGAAATTTTGTATTTACCGCGAATAGCCTCAAAACTCGTAGCCCCGCTGCCAACATGATCCATACTGCAGGCCCCGGTGATATAGCACTGAGGGGGGCCTCCACTGCCGCTAGAAATCAACAACGCCCACACTCCGACCGTCGACCTCACCCCTCCGACTACAACACTGCAGCCATCGGTCACCTCGATCGCGGCATAGCCGCAGGCATACTCGTTGGCGAAGACCCTGATGCGAGGGACATCAGTGACGGCATCGCGCATGTTGTAGTCGTCAAACGTAAAGCCCTGGCCCCGTACCGACCAGTAATACGGGGGCACCCCGCCGGTGACATAGACCATGCCCGACGAAGAATCAGCCAGCACCTCGATGGAATTCTCGAAATCCCATGCGATCGGCTCAGCCTCGGCGCAGCAGTTCTTCGGCCTGACGGCGACGACGGTCTTCGTCACCCCGCAGTCGCCGTCGTCAGGGGAGACGGCGACGATCCGGAGCTTGTCCTTGTAAATGCGCCGGTATTCCTTCTCTATTTCCGGATCGAGCGGCACGCCGCCGGGGTTTTTCGCATAGGTCGTCTGGCATTTCGGCAGGCTGGCGGCCTGGTCGCAGCAGACCTTGCCGCGGAAGTCCGGGTCATCGAGGCCGCCGGAGGTCTCGCCGCAGTCGACATAGCCGCCGAGAACGGTGCGGTGGCCCATGAATGACCAGCATTTGTCCAGGCCGAACTGGCACCTGATCCCCGGTGGGCAGGGCACCACGACCTGGTACTCGGTATGCTGGTAGGCCTCCTCGCCCGAGCACTGGCAGCGGTAGACATAGGAGATGTCCTCGTAGCAGGTCACCTCGTCGTCATTCGGGTCGCCCCCCACCAGGATGCCGTGGCCGCAGAACGGCTGCCGGTAGATCTCCCAGCCGTCGTCGTTGTCGACATCCGGCGGCTGCAGGTCGATCTCGTCGATCAGGCCATGGAAAAAGCAGATCGCCCGGCACTCGCCCGGCTCGCCTTCCTCGTCGCCGAGGACGGTGACATCGACCAGGTCGTAGCGGGTCCGGCCGGAGACGGCAATCGAGCCGGTCAGCGGCTGGCCCCAGGAGAGGGCGCGGCCGGACAGGCTGATCGGCGGCCCGGTCATGTTGCCGGACTTGCCGTAGACCGAGCCCCGCCAGGTGAAGGTGCCGCCCGAGACCACCGGGAAATCGAGATCGACGCTGGCGGCGTCCTTGACCACGATGGTCAGCTCGAGCGGCTCCTCGACCGTTACCGTCTTGCCGATCCGGCCATTGGTCAGCCGCAGGGTGTAGCGCTCGCCCGGGTGGGATACGGCGACCTTGATCTGGGTGGCGTAGTCGCCGTTGATGTTCATGCCGCAGAGGCCGGCGCGGAACTGGGTCCTGACGATCTCGGCGAATTTTTCTTCGCTGACCGGCGGCTTTGCCTCCCCGGTCTCGGTCGTCTGCTCGGCGGCCGGCTCTTCGGTCTGGTTGCAGGGATCGGTGCCCCAGATCTCATCGACCAGCTCGGCCACCTCGCCGAGGCTGGCTGTGTCGTCCTCCGGCAGGACCTGCTCGATATGCAGCCAATAGCCCGCGCCCACAATCGAGCCGGGTTTGACGAACGAGCCGATGACAGAGGCGGTGGTCATTTGCCATCCTCCCAGCGACCGAGCAGGACCTCGCCGTTGCAGGTCGAATGGTAGAGGTAGAACAGCTCGCCCGGCGGCCGCCGCGGGTCGCCCTTCGGCGTGCCGTCCTCGCAGGTCTCGAGCAGGTCGAGGACGCAGCCGGGGATCTTCATGTCGAGGATGTCGCTCTGGGTCTCGCCGTTTTCATCGAGCCAGGCGACGGTGATCGCCGCCTCGAGGTCCTGCGCCGTATAGAGCGCGGGGCCTGCGGCCTCTCCCTCCTCTTCGGCCGCAGGCTCCGCAGCGGGCGCGGCCTTGACCACCTCGATCACCAGCTCGTGCCGGAAACCGTAGGCCTTGCCCTCCGCCCGCAGCACGGTGGTGAGCGGCTCCGGCAAGGTGACCAGGGAGCCGGTTGTGACGATCTCCGACGGTTGCACCTTGATCTCCGTGCCGTCGTCCCGGAAAAACGGCATCTCCGGGGTCAGCTCGCCGACGAAGATAGCCTCGTAATCATAGCTGTCGGTATGGTCGAACACGGCATCAAACGACCGGAATTCCTCATACGCGACGCCCGGCGAGATCGTGCCGAGCGAGGCGGTCAGGTCGTAGGCCAGGCCGAGGTCGGAAGGCCAGACAAAAAACGGCAGGGTGATCCGGACCACGCCGTCGATAATCACCACATAGGGGCAGGAGTCGTAGACATACTCGAAGGCCGACTCGCCGGCCATGGCGGCGGCGATCATCTGGTGCAGGTCCTTGATATTGGCCTCGTCGGCCGAGGACGGGATCGGCTCCTGGGTCAGCCTGGCCCAGATGTCGACGGCGGCATCCGAGAGCGGCTGCTTGACGATGGAGGTGATGGCGCTGGCGGTCGGCATGGCTACTTGAAATCCTCGCAGTAGTCGAGGGTAATGGTGCGGTCCTTCGACGGCGCCGGCGGCGGATCGTCTTCTGGGGGAAACTGCAGGATACTGCCGCCGGTGCACTCGATCCGGAATGCGTAGTCCTCCTCCGCGCCCTCCGGCGGCTTGATCGGCAGGAGCTTGACGCCGCCGGCCCAGTTGGCCCAGAACGCCGACTGGTAAACGTTTTCCACCGCATCATCGCGGGCGGGGATCTGCAGACCGTGGGTGATGCGCAAGGTTTTATAGATCACCTCGGCGGTGCCGTAGATCGGCGCCGCGCTGCGCACCGTCTCGCCGTCGACGCTGAGGGCCGGCCCGGTGATCACCGCCCCCTCCTCCGACCAGACCTCATCCGGCCAGTCGACCGAGACCAGCTCCTGCAGCGGATACTCGACCGACTCCTCGGAGGTGAGCGAAAAGGAAACCAGCTCGCGCTGGGTCACATAGGCGCGGATCGGCCGGGACAAGGTGCCGTGAGTGACGCCGAAACCGTAGGCCAGATCGGGATCATAGGGATAGACATAGACGGCGGTATGCAGGCCGTCGCCGTCCACCCCGCAGTCGATCTCCGGAGGCTCGAGACCGAACAGCCGGGCTGCGGCCGCCAGGATGATCTGCAGCCGGCTGACCCGGCCGGTGCCCTTCGGCCAGGGCGCCTGCTCCAGGATCAGGCCCCTGTTCACCGGCCGCGGCCGGCGGACAAAGGCGGTTATGGCGCTGGCGGTCGGCATCAGCTCGAGACCTCGCCGGTGACCACGAGATTGATGTTGCTGTAAGAGAGCGAGGCGGCCCCGGCCGGGGTCTGGCGTTTCTCCCAGATCGGCGCGGCGGCCGGGTGCAGCAGGCAGGTGAAGGTGTCGCCGCCGGCGATGATCAAGCCGGACCAGCCGGCCGCGTAGAAGGTCGCCAAAGGCTTGGACAGGTCAGTGTTGGTGAGCACGAAATCGGCGCCTACCGTGCCGCTGCCGCTGTAGCCGAAGGCATCGCAGACGGCAGTGAAGTTGGTCGCGTCCCCGAAGGTAAACACGACCTGGACCTCGAGCGTGCCGATATTGTCCAGTAGCGGCGCATAGCCGGTGTGGTTGTAATCTGCCCCGCCGGTGTGGCCGACCGCGACCGACGAGGTCTGGACCGTGCCGATCTCCAGGATCGACGACAGCCGGGATACCCGCGCGCCGGCGATCCCGGCCGAGTAGTTGCGGGTGATGTCGGCGACGGTGGTCACCGTGATCTCCAGGCCTGCCTCGGCCAGGGCGGCGATTTCGATCTCTTCGCTGTTGGTGCCGTCGCCCAGCTTGCACTTCTCGCCGACCCGGAATATCCGGTCGACGCCGGCGGCCAGCAGCACCGCGTTATCGACCGTCACCTTGATGGTCTTGGTGGAGGCGACCACGTCGGTGGTGACCCAGGCCGTGCCGTATTTGGTCTTCGAGTCGGCGCCGGTCTCCCAACCGATGATATCGCCCAGCACATCGGTCTGGGTGCCCAGGAAAATGGTGCCCCAGTCGTCGCCCTCGCACGGCTTGTCCAGCCATGCCTTGGTGACGACCAGCACGGCGTCGGCATCGTCGGCCGCCTTGGCGTAGACCTTCTCGTACTCGATGCAGCCGTTCAGCCTGTCGTCGCTCGACTTGTTGCGGAAGACATTCTCCTCCTCGCCGCTGACGATCATGTTGTTGCTCATCCGCCCGCCATGGGCCGCGGTGGCGGTGACGTTTACCGGGTAATAGGGCTTGAAATCTGCGTCTAGCATGGGTCATACCTCGATTAGGGTGATGGTGCCGGAATACTCGTCCGTGCTCGCCGGATCCGCGACACCCTTGATATCTTCGACATCGACGGCGGTGACAATGACCTGGAAGGTCCCCAGGTGGTGGACCAGCGTCACCTCGGTGGAGGCATCGCGCAGCGCACAGATCTGGTCGATCTGGCTGCCGGTGAAATGGCCATAGACGGCGTTTCCGTCCCGGAAGGCCTCCAGTGTCAACGGTCTGCCCGCCTCCATTCGCAGCGTCTGGATAACCACCCGGCCGCCCATGGTTCGCCGGACAGACATCAGGGCCAGAGACTGGTTCTTGATGCCGCTCAGCCGGAGATCGTCCGACAGCGTAATGCCGCCGATGGATACGGTCATCGTGACGCCCTCCGGCTTCGCCGTTGTATTTCAGTCATGACCATGTCGGCCATCTTTCCGGCATCGACCGCCGAGCCGGCACCGCTGTAATTTAAGGTGATATTGATGGTTTCCCGGTCGCCGCCGGCGGCCGCAGCAGGCGCCGCCACCATCCCGCCGGCCTGCATGAAAGGCGAGGAGACGGCGGGCATGGCCGGCAGGGCGTTGATGATCCCGCCCATCTGCCGACCGATCAGGTCAAAGGCGTTGAAGCCGACCTTCTTCAGCAGCTCGGCGATGACGATGTCGTAGCGGCCGGCATGGAAGGCCCGCACCGTCCGCAGCCCGGCGTCCCGCACCCGATACTTATCAAGGGCATATTCGCCGTCTTCCATGACCACGTGCCGCCGGTCGCCGCCGCCGAAGCCGGGGAAAAAGCCGCCGCGCAGCATGTTGCGCAGGACCTGGCCGCCGGTGGCCAGCTTCTGGATCGCGCCGCCGGCCGCCTTCTTGACCACCTCCTCGACATAGACCTTGATGTGGCGGTCCTTGGTCAGTTCCTTCAGCTCCTTCTCGAGCTGGGCAATGGCCTCCTTGCCGCCGAGGGTGGCGCGGTCCCAGGCGTTGCTCCAGGCCTTGTTGAATTCCGAGGCGGACTCCGCCAGGTCTTTTGCCTGGACGCTGATCTCGCCGAACTGCTTGGCGATGTCCGGCAGCTCCTTGGAGAGCTGGCCGCCGCTCTGCTTGTCGAGCTCCTGGGCGGTCTGGGCGATCGATTTCTGCAGCTCCTGCTGCACCGTCACTGCCCCCTTGCCGTATTCCTCGACCATGGACAGGGCGGTCTTCAGGTTCTCCTGCTGGGTGGCGATAACCTGTTCGCCGTTTTTGGTCTCGCGGTTCAGCTCGGCGGCCGCTTCCCTGGCCTTGTCGAAGAGCCCGACCGCCTCTTCCGCCTTGGTCTTGCCGACATCGGCATTGCCGGCGGCAAAGGCCTTGCGCGATTCCTCGGCGGCCTTCTTGGCGGCCGCGGCGTATTCCTCGGCCTGGGCCTTGCGGTCCTTCCAGGCCCCGATATCCGTCATGCCGCTCCGGGACATCTCCCGCAGCTGATCGGCCAGCGACCGTTCGCGGCCGGCGATATCGTCCTGCAGGCGCTTGACCTCGTCGGCATAGGCCTGGTACTTCTTCTTCATCTCGTCGAGCGCGGCGGCGGTAGCCTGCTTCTGTTCCGCCGCCGAGTTCTTGACGGCGGCGGCCATCTTGCCGGCCCCTTTCACCCACTCGCCGGTAACGCTGTCGAACTTGATCAGGCCGTCCTTTTCGGCCTTTTCCAGGTCCTTGAACGATTTGATCGTCACCCCGGTCGCCTCGGAGATGGCCTGGAACCTGGCCGGGATCTCCGCCAGGGCCTGCTTGTTCGCCCCGACCACCGAGCGCAGATACTCCCACTCGGCGATTTTCGCGCCGAGGGCGTATCCGCCGGCCAGAGCCAGGGTAGCCCCGGCCGCGGCCCCGAGCGCGCCGGTAACCGAAAGGGCGGCCAGGTTGATCGATTTGAGCAGGGCGATGGTCGAACCGGCCCAGCCGGCGATGCTCAGGCCCATCATCACCTTGAAGGCGGCGTTAATACCGAGGATCGTCCGCGCCAGGGTATCAAGGGTCTTGCCGACCACAACAGTCCCCATGACGGCGGCGATAAAACCTTTGTGCTCCCAGACCGTGCGGATGATCGCGTCGGCCACCTCGAAGAAGCGCTTGGCCCAGACCCCGATCGCCTTCTGCACCGCCGGATCCTTCAGGGTGGCGGTGAGGGTGGTCAGATAGCTGGTGGAGTTTTCCAGGAATCCGGAATTAGCCAGGGTGACCTTCAGGTCCATCCAGGCCGTCCGCCACTTCGCCAGGGTGCCGACCGCCTCCCTGGAGGCCTTCTCGGCGGCCGGGCCGTACTTCTCGGTGAGGATGTCGGCAAACTTGGACAGCAGATCGATGCTCACCTCGCCGCTGACCAGCATTTTGTCGAGTTCGGCGGTGGTCACTCCGGCCGCCTCGGCCATCAGCTGGAAGGCGCCGAACAGCCGGTCGCCCAACTGGGCCCGGAGTTCCTCGGCCTGGATCTTGTCCTTGCTGATCATCTGGCCGATCGCTCGCAGCGAGCCACTGGTATCGTCCACCGACATGCCCAGGGCCGAGGCCGCCGAGGCCACGCCGATGAAGATCTTGCGCACCCCCTCGCCGGCCAGCTCGGTCGGGGCGGCGGCGGCGGAGATGCCCTTGTAGGCATCGGCCGTCTCCCAGAAGCTCAGGCCGAGCCGATCCGCTTCCGCCCGGATGAAGGCCAACTCATCCTTGGCGGCAGCGCTCGAGCCGAGGATGGCGGTAAAGGCCCGGTCAAGGTTCTGGGCCTGGACCCCGGCCTGGAACAGCGACTGCACCACCACCCCGGCGCCGACCCCGGCGAAGGCCGCCTTCAGGCTATTCGACAGCCCGGCGGCGACATCACGGGTCTTGCCCAGGGCCTGATTGTAGGCCTCGAGGGCCACCCGGCCGGTCTTGAGCTTCTGGGCGACGAGGTCGAAAACATTCTTGACCCCCTTGTCAACCGCCCTGATCTGGATGTCTACCCGGTTATTTGCCATAATCCCTGTTCATCTCTTTCCAGGTTTTCTCGTCGGCCCAGGCCCCGGCCCGGACCGCGATCGCCATCTCTATGCGTTCGTCCCGCTGTTCTCGCTCGTCGTTGGCAACGGCGGCGACAAACCAGGAGAATCCGTAGTCGAGACACTCTCCATGGCCTCGGCAAAGAAGCCGGCAAACAAGCCGCCAAAGCCCTGCAGCACTGTACCGAGCAGAACCGCTACCTTTTCTTCCAGACCGAAGCGGACCGCCGTCCGGAAAAAAAAACTGTTCACCTCATAGAAGGCCTGCCAGAGCTGCTCCAGCTCCGAGGAGTGGAGGTCCTGCAGGTTGTCGATGGTCAGGCCGCAGCTCTCCTGCAGCAGGATCTCCAGCTGCGCCATGAACCCATCCTCGGCGCTCGGCACCGCCGCTTCGCCGTCCAGCCCCGGCGCGGGCCCGGCCGCCTGCGGCTTCTGCTCGAACATCGGCAGCAGCTGTAGGACCCGCCTGACCCTGACCTCGGTGACCGTGACATCCCTGCCGCCGACCGTGATTTTCTTGCTGTTCAACATGGTCTTCTCCAGTTGGGGTGACCGCCCCGGGCAGAATCAAGGCCCGGAGCGGTCGGGGGTTAGCTGATGATCTCGGTCTTCATGAACTGCTGGCCGGTGGGCTTGGTCGAGTCGAGCAGGACGGTGCCGACCATCGACAAGACCGACTCGCCGTCGCCGATCTGCGGCCGGTCGCCGTCCATGATCAGCTTGACCTTGTGGTAGGTGATGCGCTGGCGCGGCCCGAGGTCGTCGGCGTCCGAGACGAAGGTCAGCTTGCGCTCGATCGCCTGGGCCGACAGGGCGTGCACGGTGTTGATCGCGGCCGCCAGGTGGTCGCACCAGATGAAGCAGGTGGCCCCGATGTCGCTGCCCGGCATCTTCATGATGTAGCCGTAGTCGGCATCGATCCGGTAATCGTCCTCGAGCGTGTAGCGGACGGTGGCGGTGGCGGCGTCGCAGACCACCATGTCGGCCAGGGTCTCGATCGAGGTGGCGGCGGCGGTGGCCAGGGATATCGAACCGGTCAACGTCTCTCCGGAGGAGAAGGTTCCGGAAACGTCAACCAGCTCGACAAAGCCCGAACCCACCCAGCCGACCACGCCGGTGGCGGACGAGGTGCCACCGGTGATCGTCTCGCCGAGGTCGAACGGCCCGCCGGTGACGGCGCCGTGCCCGACCTTGGTGAGAAAGCAGTTGACCTTGCCGACGTCGGCGTATTCCTTCTCGGTCATCGTCACTTCCACCGCCGACAATGTGCCGGCGGCCTGGCTGGTGACGCTGGCGGCGTTGGCGGAGAGATAGAGCTCCAGGTTCTCGATCGACGACTCGCGCATACCGAACTTGACGGATGCCTCGCGCTCGGTCTCGACCTCCTTGATGGTCGCCCGGGCGGCGGTGCGGTTCGATTTGATCTTCTCGGTGGAGACCGACACCGAGTCGGACAGGCCGTCCATCTCGCCGATCTCCATGCCGACCCCGGCCGCGCCGACGGCGGCGACGTAGAGCCTGCCGGTGCCGTTGATGCGGATATTGTCTGCGTTGCTTGCAATAGGCATAAAAAATCCTCCTTACCGCACAGGATGGCGGCTCGATTTGAGAAGGCTGAAACTGACAGCCGAATAACTGATGTAATGAGGATGGCTTGGTTGCTGATACGAGTCGCCGACCACCCTGACCTGCTGGGTGAGGTTTGACTTGAACAGCACCGCCTCAACCCTGGTCCGCAGTTCCTCGGCCTGCAGCATGCCGGTATAGATATGGCGCAGGCCGCTGACCGCGATGGCATCGCTGAGCACCCCCGAGCCGAGATCCATGCCGAAGCGCTGGTACTTCTCGTCGTCGCCCTTCAACTCCGAGATGTGCACCACGGCCACCAGCGGCCAGTATTCATCCGGCGGCGGGTTACGCTCGTCGATCCCGACAAAAACGCACAGGCCTTGCCCGAAGGTCTCGGTGCACCAGGCCTGCAGGCCGGTATCGGCAGCCAGGTGCTCGGCCACCAGCAGGGTCAGTTCGTGCGCGGTCATGCCTTTTTTCCTCCGAATTGATAGCGGTCGAACGAGGCCCAGAACTTCCGGGCGAACAGCGGCGTGACCTCATCCTCGATCTTCCTGAATACCGGGTCGAAGATCGGCCGGGCCGGGATATCGAGGCTGTCGGTGTCCTTGCGCAGCGGGAAGAAGTTGATGCCGACGACGTGCTCGCCGCGGGTCGCCTTCTTGGTCGCCGCCATCTTCCGCCGCATCTTGTCGGTGACCTGGACCGTCTCGCCCTGGTCGATGCGCCGGGCGATCGGGGCGATCTGCGGATCGAAACTGCCCGGCTTGCCCTTCTTCGACTTGCCGAAATCGATCTGTACCAGGCCGCCATCGCTGCTCACCCGGTAGCGTGAGAACTTGCCCAGCCACACCGCCGGCGAGCGCGGCCGGTTAGACCGCAGGGCCCAGACCTCGGTACCGCCTTTTTTCTTGAACAGCTCCGTCAGGTCGTGCAGGTCCTGCCATTCCGGCGGACCGTATTCCAGATGGTTGCGCAGGGTCTGCTGGACGAACCAGCCGACCGAGCCCATCGCCGACCGGCGCGCCCGGGCAAAGAGGCCGCCGAGACCCATTACCGATCGGGTCATCTCGTCGAGCCCGCTGTGCTGCAGCTTGACCTCGAGCATCAGGACCTCCTGAAGGTCGGCAGGGGTTCCTTGCGCAGGGCCACGTGCCGGCTGTTCTCGTCGCCGCCGCGCAGCGCGTCGGCATCGATGAACCAGGTCTCGCCGTCCGCCAGCCGCAGCACGTCGCCGGATCCCGGCTCGGCCACCTCGCTGCGCGCGATCACGCAGGAGGCCTCGGTCTCGATCATCGCCCCGCCGGCGCCGAGCAGCGTCGCCCCGCGCCTGAAGTTGATCGTCACCGGCACCGGCTGCCCGCCCTTGGCGGTGTAGGTCGCCTCAACCCCGAAATCGCCGGGGTTGAGAAACACCGTCCGGGCGTCGATCGCCATCTGCTCCTTCAGTCCCATCAGATCACCCCTAGATGGTGGTGATGTTGCTGAACAGGTAGGAACAGGCGGCGGCGATGTCGGAGACCGTCGCGTCATCGTCGTCGACGCTCTTCAGCAGCCGCTCGTCGGTGTCGTGCCGGACCCGGAAGATATCGCTGCGGTTGCTCTCCGCCCGGTACTGCTCGACCACGGTATTGTCGGCCGACTCCTCGGTCCACAGGAAGGTCCGGCCGAGGCACGGCTCGGAGATGTCGGCGGCGGCCGAGGTGATGGTCAGCATCGCGTACTCGTTGTTCCACAGGCTGGCGATGCTGGCGTCCTGGCCCTTCTTGGCCGAATTGTAGACCGCCCCGCCGACCAGCAGCTTCTGGATGTCGAGCAGATGGGCCAGCTGTTCGACGGTCATGTTGTTGGCGTCCTGGCCGGCGAAGTTGCCGCCGAACTGGGCCTTCAGCTGGGCGTTGCGGCGCAGGTTGAGGAAGGTCGAATAGGTGATGATCAGGGTGTTCGGCATCATGCCGCAGGCCGCCCGCACCGCCAGCTTGGCCGTCTCGAGATCGTCGAGCGGCACCGCGTTAGTGGCGTCGTCCCACTCGTGGGTGATGCCGTGGGCGGTGAAGTTGGTGGCGTTGAAGATCTTGTTGGCCACTCGCTGCTCCTGCGCCCGCAGGACCATGTTGGTGGCCCGCTTGACGGCGATCACGTCGGCGTCGATCGAGGCCTTGTAGAGGTTGCGCTCGCGATCGTCGACCGGCTCTTCCCAGCCATGCTCGGAGGTCGCGTATTTCCCCTGCTCGAACTCCCAGTCGCCGCGGTTGTAGTAGCCGCGCATCGCCCGCTTGGTGTCGCCGATCGACAGCAGGGCCTCTTTCGGGATCACCGGGAAGGTGGTGGCCTGGTAGGGGGTCTCGAAGATGGGCAGCACTTCCAGGCCGATAAAACCCATGCCGGGGGCCGCCTCGATATACTCCTGGACCGCGAAGCCGAGGTCAGGTCGGGCGATGCTGGTATTTGATTTCGGAAAAGGCATGATCAAGCTCCTTATACTGTTGGTTTATCTGCACCCGCGAATGCCGCGTCAGTGTGATGTTGCGCCGTTTAGACGAAGGTCGCCGAGGCGTAAATGGTCGCGTACTCGGTGCCGGTCCAGATCAGCACCAGGGTCTCGTCGATCGCGTCGAAGGTCGCCACTTCCGGATCGCTGGTGACGTGGTGGGCAATCGACACCGTCGAGGAGGTGGCGGTGGTCTGCATGATGATGGTGGTCAGCCGGCCGGGCACCGTGTCGTCGGCCAGGGTGGCGGTGATCGCCCCTGCGGCCGGGTTGAGATAGGTCACCGCCCCGGGGGTGATGGCCGCATCGGCGGCGAGGGCGTTCTGCACCGCCTCGACCGCGCTCTCGCTGCTGCTCAGCACCGGCAGGACCTCGATGATATCGCCGTCGGCGGTGGCCGCCTCGATGGCGATGCCGATCTTGCCGCCCGGCACCACGGTCGCCGAGACCTTGCCGTCGGCGGCCTGGTAGACCTCGGCGCCGGCGGTGATCGCCCCGGCGGCGGTCATCTCGAAGGTGCCGCCGCAGTTCAGCAGCTTGACCGAGCAGACAGCCCCGGAGGCCACCGCGTATTCACTGACCCCGATCGCGATATCGGCAGCGGCGGCGGTGCAATGAGCGACCAGCCCGGTCGATGCCATCTTTACCAGGCGCCTGGCCAGGACTGCGGCCGAGGTGGTAAACGCCTTGATTCCTTCATTCCATCCCATGATCTACCTCTCTGTAGTGGTGGATAGTGTTGTTTCTCTTCGCCGGTGAAGATCTGTCCCTCGGCTGTTTCGCTATTTTGTGTTGGCCTTCGCCAGGTATTCCTTGTGCAGATCCGGGTGCTGCTTGGCCATCGCCTGCACGGCCTGCCCCTTGCTCAGCTTGCCGCCGGAGGCCTGGATATGGGCCTCGACCGCCGCCATGAAATCGGCCGGTCCGCCACCCGTGCCGCCGGCCTTGAGATCGTCCTGGCCGGTCTGCTCGATTGCCTCGAGCAGCCGTTTCTTCTCGGCGGCCTCGGCGGCTGAGCCAAGATCAGCGGCCGTCTCACCCTTGGCGGCAAAGCCGCAGGCGGCCAGGGCGTCCATCTGCTCGGCGGTCATGCCGGAGACTGCCAGCTTCTGGAAGCTCGCGCCCGCCTCGTCGCCGTGCAGCCGGGCATAGAGGCCGAACAGCCGCTCCGTCTCCGCGCCCACCACGACGGTGGTCCGCTCGGCGAGGACCTTTTCGAGATCGCCGGCCGCCTCGGCCTTGGCCTCCGCGGTCAATTCGGCGTGCAACTCGGGATGTTTGGTCTTGAATTCCTCTTTCGTCATCGCTTCTTCCTCCATTGCCGCGTTTCTGGCGGCGTCAATTGTTTCGGGTAAAGTCATGATCTCGTCGATCATGCCGATGGCCAGGGCCTCGGCGGCCAGGTGGACCCGGCCGTTGCCGAACTTGGCCTGCACCTCCTCCGGGGTTGTTCTCCGGCCGTCGGCCGCCAGCTCGACAAACATGTTGTGGTAGCGCTGGATAAAACCCTGCAGGTATTCCTCTCCCTTCTCGTCGAGCGGCGCGGCGTCACTGGCCATCCGCTTGTATTCGCCGGAGACGATAAAGGTGCGCTTGACGCCGGCCTTGGCATCGGCGCCGGAACGATCGTAATGGCAGCAGACGGCGGACACCGAACCGACCTGCGCCGTGCGAAAACCGTAAATCCGGTCGCAGCAGGCGGCGAAGGCGTAGGCCCCGGAACAGCACTGGCCGTCGATGTAGACATTGACCGGCTTGACGCCCCGGTTGGCCAGCATCCAGTCGCACAGCTCGAAGGTCCCGTCCACCGTGCCGCCGGGAGAATCGACCTTGACGACGATGGCGGCAATGCTCGGGTCGGTCAGGGCATCCTCCAGCAGGACCTGCATCCGCTCGGTGGAGACGCCGCCGGACCACTCGGAAAACAGGTTGAAGCGCTTGCCGATCAGCCCGATCATGCTGATCACCGCCACGCCGTCGATCACCTGGTAGGGTTTTTCGTCCTGGAGATTCTTGGCGCGGTCCTGGGCGGCAAACTCAAATTCCGAGAGATCGCGGACCTCGCCGCTCAACCTGGCGGTGATGACCTGGTCGACAATCTCCAGGGTCTTTCGCTCCAGAACCCAGGCGGTGGTGGTGAGAAATCTATTTGGCATTTTCTTTTCCGGCTCCTGTCTTTTGCGCATCGGGGTAGACCAGGCCGCATGCCGTCTCGATCTCCCGTTCCTTCAACCGCACCTCGGCGATGTCGCCTTCCCAGTCCTTGCCGTCTTCGGCGGCGATGGCGGTCTGGGTGGTCATGTTGTATTTCAGCTTGAGGATGTTGGCCTGGGCCTCTTTGACCGGATCGATCTGGCCGCGGCCCTGGGGCACCCACGCCGCCTGGAAGTAGGCCTCGCGATGCAGGTAGAACTGCGGGGGGTCAAACATGTCGAGCAGGTAGGCCTCCTCCTGCACCATGTCCCAGCAGGGCTGGCAGAGATGCCGGCCGAGCCAGTCCTGCCGGTGGCCGAACACCCGCCAGGCCTCGAGCAGTGCCGCCCGGGCCGAGCTGTAGTTCATCTCGCCGTACTTCTTGGCGGCGACCTCGTAGGGGATGCCGGCGCAGCTCGAGGCGGCCCGCAGGATCACTTCGACGAACGGTGCGAAGTTGTCGCCCGGCCGGTTGTGCTCCAGGGTCTCCGGCTTCTGGCCGGGTTCTCCGTAATAGATGCCGCCAGGCACCACTTCCTGGATGCGCTGGCCGCCAGGCAGGGTCTGCCTGAGGTTGTTGATGCCGCCGGCGGCGGCGAGGGCGGCCGCGTCGGGGTGCGGGTTGGAAATAAACAGGGCCACCGCCGAGGTGACGATGTTGGCCACCAGCTCGGCGTCGAGATGGTCGGAGAGGTCGCGGAAGAATTTCATCGCCGGCGAAAAAAACACCTGGCCGCGGTACTGGTCCGGCTCCTTCTCGATGAAGCCGTGCAGGGCCTGCAGGCGGTGCCCGACCCTGATCCGGATCCGGGTGTAGTTGGCGGAATTGCGCTGGTGCGGCAGGCTGGGGTTGTTGTGGATCCACAGGTGGGTCTTGCGGCCTGCCCCGTCGACCTCCACGCCGTCGATGATCCGGTCGCTGCGCACCTTGTCGATCGGCGTCGACAGCCGGAGCGGGTCGACCACCTGCAGCTTGAGCTGGAAGCGGCCGAGGCCCTTGACCATTCGCGGCAGAATCAGGTACTCGCCGCGCACCAGCATCGAGCGGTCGCCGACCAGGCAGATATCCGTGAAGTGCTTGGTGCCCTGCAGGTCGCATTCCTTCGACCACAGGGCGAAGTTCCATTCCGCCTGGCGCTGCAGGGCCTTGACCGCCTCGGCGTCGATCGGCAGCTGGTCCTGGCGCATCCGCGATTGCGGCGTGAAGCCGATGCCGATGGTGTTGATGTTCATCGACTCGATCAGCCCGGAGACGTGCGGATCGTTGGCCTCGAGATCAAGCGCCCGCTTGACGATCGCCTCGCGTTCCCGGCTGGCCTTGAGTTGGTCGACCCGGCGCGGGTTCCAGTTCTGCAGGGTGCCGGTCTGGCCGGCCGAACGCCGCTCGATGGTCTGCGGCGCCCCGGCGGCAATGCCGGAGGTGGCGGCCGCCGCCATCACCGCCGAGCGGGCGAGCTGCTGGGACCGGACGGCCTTCTGCAGGCGCTTATGGATTTTGGCAAGTTGTTTGGGAGAGGAAAGCCTGCTCATCGCGCCGGTATCCCCTGGTTGACCACCAGGCCGCCGCCGCTGCCGGTGCTCGACAAGGCGGCCCGTTCGACGAGCAGCTGGGTTTCCCGGGCATAAAGAACCTGCAGGGCGGCCATGGCCTTGCGCTGGCCGAGCGCCGTGGTGTAGTCCTGGGCGGTCTCAGCCGCCGTGATGGCGGCCCTGACCGAGGCGAGGGCGGCGGTATTTTCTTCGAGGGTGCGGTACATAGGGGCTCCGTGAAAATTTAGGCCTGCTATTTTCACAAAGCATACACCCGGGTTTTACCCATGAGGTCAAAACGGGCATACTGAGCGCCCGCTCAATCCCGGTGGAACCCGGTGGAACCCGGTGGAGCCCACTGGAACCCATAAAAAAAGTGAAAAAAATACTTGACAGGGTTAAAAACGGCAAAAACCCATGACAAACAGGGCAGGGGCCGGGACCGGCCCCTGGCGGTGGGGTAACTCTTTGTTATGCGTAAAAAAAGCCGATACGCTCCCTTGCTTTTTTATATGCCTCAACAACACTCTCATGGCCAAAGCTGGCAAGGCATTTCAACAGGATCTCGTCCGCCTCGACATGCAGATCCTCATAGTTTTCGCTGTCAGTCACGCCCATTTCGCTGAGTCTTTTCACTGCTTCTTCCGGCGTCATCTTATCTCCAGATTCCGGAAATCCTCCAGGCTTATAACACGCCACACCGTCTCCATCTTCACACGGAATCTTACCATCTACATCTTTAAATCCTCTCATCTTATCTCCAGTCATTGGCTTGTTTGGCTATTCATTGTTAATCAAGGAAAATTTCCAGGAAGAAAAACGACCAGTTTTGTCGGATCTGGATTATTGTAACCTTCATCCAGATACCACCCTTCCTCCCCCCATGTCGTTACCTTGATTTCCTCGACCTCCAAGGTAGCGTAAAATCCTGTTGTGCACACATCAACATCACCAATATCATCTTTGATCTTTTCCAATCTCTTAACCAGTTCAGAAATTTTCATCTGGGTTTCTTCCTCATTGTCTGGAAAAGTCTTTTTAAAACAAACCGACCGACCACCGACCTCCGCTTTTTCCGCAACCGCCTGGTCTTGAGACTGCCAGGCAACCGGCGATGCTCCTGGAGATATGTCTCAGCAGACCATTCGACAAGGCCAACATCACAGACTATCTCTGTGATGTTGGAGAAAGCCCTGGCCGCCGCAGCTGCTCCTTTAAACGCAGGTTCAAGCGTCACCAGACCAGAACCAAGACTATGCCATTGGTCAAAGCCATCCTGCAGCTTTATCTTTACCGTTCCTTCTCCCAAAAAAATCATAAATTCTCCACCCCCTTAATCCTCCTTACAAGCTCCGGCGAGAAATAATTTTTGCGCCGTGTTTCTTTGCCGTTTTTTCACGGACGGCAATAGGACGATTGATGGCATCATCTACCCATACATACTTGTCTAGTCCAGCCACCTCGAAACAACAGTTGTACATTCTTTCGACAAATTCATCGGGAAGTTGATCGTTTACGATATTATATACTCCTGCCGCTTTTCCCTTCACCAGTGGCAGTAAGACAGGATCACCTTCTCTCCAGAAATTAACATCTGCAGAGCTTATATCGAGATATATTTTTTTGTCCATCTCTTCTCCCTATCTCATTAAATGAATCAGAACGGCACATCCGGGCCAGTGCCGACATAGCCGCCAGGCGGTTCCGGCGGTGGGCCATCGGGGCCGTGATCCTAGCCGGCGCCGGACCGGGCGGAGAGCATCTTCATCTCCCGGGCAATGATCTCGGTGGTGTACTTCTCCTCGCCGTTCTGGTCCGTCCACTTCCTGTCACGGTCAGCGTCAGCGTCAAGGTTTTTCCGGTTAGGCCCGGACGTTGCTCAAATTCGTACCCAGCGGCTGCCAAATGACGTTCAAAAACAGGTAACTTCCATACATCTATAACAATCGCTGCTTTCTGCATATCTTCCCTCAATTACTCTATAGGTAAACAAACTCAATCCTATTGATCGTCTTACCCGGATCGCACCGGTAATGCCGGCACAGCATCGCGACAAAATCAGCCGGCTCCATTTCGGGAAAACCCTCCC